GGCCGATAAAAAAACAATGTACAAGTACCAGGAACAAACATTGAAAAACGGTTGGCGCGAAAAAGGCTTTAATGCTATTGACGAAATGCTTTCGTACCTGGAAGCGAATGCTACCACCTTCACCACCTTTGCCGGATCTGCGAACTTTACCCGACAAAAATCTGAAATAGTACGCGGCACACAGGATATGGACGATAATTATTTTATTGGCCGTAGCCGGATTATATTCCTGAGACTTCGCCCACATTTCCGAATTGTGGAGCAAACGATCATAGCAGCTCGCTTGGGGTCGATATATGATGACCTGAAGGCGGAACTGGGCGAAGATACTCCAGCTGAAAAATTTATCAAACTTCGAAATGCTCTTATACCGGTGATTGTGCACTATGGCGTTTCTCGCCTGATACGTGAAACCGGAGCATTGACCGACAAAGGGCTATTTTTCGAGGCATTGAGAAATACGGATGATTCGGTTTACTCGTCACCGGTGGCAGATAACCGGTTAGAGATGCAGGCTACCATGGCCGAGGGTGATGCGATAAGTTATTGGAAACTTGCCGAAAAAATACTGAAGGCAGATTTTGGAGTGACCACCACTACCAGCAGAACACCAAAGGTGAATAATGCTGATAAAAAAGCATTCTGGGCATGAAAACACTTGAGCTAGACTATACCCGCCTATTTTTCTTCCGGAAACGAGTAACGATACAGGTACCTGAGAAATGGAGTGATTTGAAGTCGCGCCAGTTCTCGGCATGTGCCGGCATTTATCTACAACCAATGAACGATGTAGATTTCTGCAGTACCTTTTTTGGAATCAGAAAAAAAGTACTTAATAAACTGAGCAAATTTGAATTATACAAACTTACTGAGTTGACAGAGTTTGCTGTGAATCCAAACGGATCCGTCAATTTCTTTTTTATGGATGAGATACCAGGAACGCAGCTGCAGTCTCCACGTCCACGCTTGAGTAATATCACTATTGAGCATTTTGCCATATTCGACACTTATTTTTTCGAATATGTAAACAAAAAAACGGATGATAAACTGAATCAGTTTATCGCTGCACTGTACCTGAAGCCGAAAGAAGTGATTACAGGTGTAGATATGAATCAGCGGATCGCTTCAGTTTCCAGTCGTGTTGACCAGGCTACGAAGTACGCCATATTTATGAATTATATATTCCTCAGGCGTTGGTTAGCCGGATCATTCAAATTTCTGTTTTCGAGCGATGAACCGAGCGACGAAAAAGAATCGAAACGCCGGAAACAGCCCTCTAAATCATTGTCGAATCTTCCGGACTGGACAGGAATGATTGATGACCTGATAGGTGATGATATTATCAATGAGGAAAAATACCGGCAGGCGAAATGTATAACGGCTTTTAAAACGATCAATACACGCATTAAAAACTACAAAAAGAATGGAAAACCTACTCGATAATTTCACCGGCTATATTAGCGGTCTATGCGAAAAGCATGTAGATATTAAGCATTCGGAGGAAGAAGGGCACTTTATCGAACTTAATTCCGATGCACAATTGAAAACGCCTAGTCAGAGTTATCCAGTGGTTACGCTCGATAAGTTGGAGATAACCTATACAGGTCCTGAAGATGCAACACGTAAGCAACGATATGTAGAACTTATGTTCCTGGACAAGGTGACGAATAACGGCGGAAATGCTGATGTTACAGAGGTAAAAAACCGTATGGAGCGTATTTCGGAGGATTTTATTCGAAAAATGAAGATTGATCGAAAAGACCGGGTGAAGTATCCATTTCTAAAAACCCTAAAACTAAGTGAAATACACTTGAATTTTGTAGAGAATATTTCGATAAATGTACACGGAACATTGGTATCATTCAATTTCGACCTTCCGTTTATTGATCAACTTGAGCCTGGTAGGTTTATAGAATAATGTCCTTTTTGATGAAGCATTGAAACGATAATTTTGTGTAAAAATAATTGATATGAGTCTATTTTCCGATTTAGTAGCACAGGCCAATTTAATAAAAAATGAAACGGTAGATGAAGCCAATAGCGCGACCAGAATTGGTCAGATGTTTATTGACCTGATCAATTTTGCTGCATCTTCGTCCGGAATAAAAAAGGGAATGTCAGTTGAATGGGATCTTAACCTTGGACCTATTCCGACGGGGTTTGTTTTGGCCGATGGACATGGAGGCGTAAAGTATAACGGTGTTACCGTTCCTGATCACCGTGATAGGTTTGCTATTGGCTATAATCCTGCTAAATATCCATTACCTCTAAATACAACAGAATCAACAGAGAATTATGGTAAAGTAGGGAATACTGGAGGAAATAATTCATTGTTATTGAAAAAGGAAAATATCCCTTCAGTGGAAATAGAAATACCAGGACAAAGGGCTGGAGATAACAATGACAATTCTAATACAACTGCATTTGCAGGTGGTGATAAAAGTCCTACTGAAACTGGATTTAATTTCAAACTTAAAGTAAATACTGTAGCCGGAACTACGCCTATTGATCAACGTCCACTTTACATTGTGGTATGTATGATCACAAAAGTATCTGACGACTACACCGCCGAGTATAACTCAGCATATCATAGTTACCTGGACACTACAACAGATAACCCAAAGCTTACTGAAGCTGAATGGGTAGCAACTCAAAAAGGCGATAAGGGCGATAAAGGTGATAAGGGCGATGCCGGTATTGGTGAAAAGGGTGACAAAGGAGATAAAGGTGACAAAGGTGATCCAGGCGCTTCCGGTTCTTCCACCGAAACCGCTCCTTACGTTCTTTCCGGATTAGATGTTGATATTGAAATCGGTCAAAAAGCAAGTCACACGATGTTGGAAGCACATTCATTTACGGCAGCTGATATTTATCTTGAGTCTACTGCAGCACCTACAGATTTTGCGATAGAAGTTGACGTGAAGAAAAATGGAGTTTCCATTTTTACTACAAAACCAAAAATAAACGCCGGTTCGCTTCATCTTACTGCTGCACCGGTATTGGTCACAACTCCAACATTATATGCTGTAGGAGATATCAGAACCGTTTCGGTAGAAGCAATCGGAACAACTGAAACCGGTAAAAATTTAGTATTGACGATCTTAATGAACAAATAATAAATAAAAAATACAAATATGAAAGCAATTAAAATTCTTTGGACTATCCCATTTTCTGAACGTGATTACGCAGGTATTAAAGGTGGTATAGTTGGTGGACGCGACTGGCAAGCTGCTAGTACTTCATTCAATTTCCCTTCTGCAGATCCTAATTTCGACCCAACGTTGCCTAACCCCATGGAGGAGATATTGATCATGACGGATGTAGCACTTCAGTCGGTACCCGATTTACGTGTATATCGCTCTGAAAGTTACGTGACACCAACGAACGTGAAGAATTCTACATTCGTAAAAGTAAATGAGTATCAAAATCAAACACGTTACGTATTTAAATCACTCCCTGAGTTGGTAGCTGCAATTAATCAGCGCGAAGATGAAGCAAACATAAAGGTTCGCTTAGAATCGAAATTTGATAAGGTATCAATGGTTAGCCAACCAATTGTTTCTAAATATGGAACGGTTACCTTGACCGAAATTGAGCAAAAGATTTACGATCGTGTAATGGAAGTTCAGTCAAGAGCGATTGCTAATGACGAGAATGCCCGCCGATTGATGACAATCGCCGAATTCAACGATTCTCACCCAGTTGAGGAACACCAGGTGTTTGATATAAATTCCGGTTGGCAAGAGGATGGTATTACACCGCTAGATATTCCATTCAACGAACTATTCAACGCATAGTCATGCGATTTTCATTCATTCAAAAAGAGCCAACGAGTATGTATTTTTATAATGCCTTCACCAAATTGCCTGCAGTAGCTCCACTAACGATGGAAGCTTTTGTAGCACCGGCCGATTTCGACCCGGATGCACAAGAACTGAACATCGTAAAGGCTTTTGCTGCCTATTCTGATGCGAATAAAAAGTATATATTCTCTGTTGGGACTTCTGCCACAACAGTGCTTCAGGCTATAACTGGGAGAAGTTATGCTTATGCTGAGAATGGGGGTTCATATACGACTATTGCGAGTGGTACAGTAACGTGGACAAGTAATAGTACGAAGAGGAATGTGATAGTAATTGATTATGCAATAAGCATTGTAGCTAATATACCTAATAGTTCTGTATGGGCTTATATTTCAAGTAACTGCTATTCAATAAATGCAAATAATTCAACGACTCTAAATTATATTCACTTACAGACACTAAACTGTTTGAATTTAATTGAAGATTTTGCATTTTACAACTGTTATGGATTAACTGGTAATTTGACAATTCCGAGTTCAGTTACTACAATTGGATATGTTTCATTTATAAATTGTTCCGGATTAATTGGGGATTTGATAATACCAAGTTCAGTTACTACAATTGCAAACATTGCATTTCAAGACTGTACAGGATTTAATGGTAATTTAATAATCCCTATTTCAGTTACTTCAATTGGAAATTTTGCATTTTGCAATTGTTCAAAATTAACTGGTAATTTAATAATTCCAAATTCAGTTACATTAATTAGAAATAGTACATTTCAGAATTGTTCTGGATTAACTGGTAATTTGATAATACCGAGTTCAGTTACTTCGATTGGAGATGCAGCATTCGCAGGATGTACTGGATTTAATGGAAATTTGACAATACCAAATTCAGTTGTTTCCATTGGGAATTCTGCTTTTTATACTTGTTCAAAATTAACTGGTAATTTGATAATACCGAGTTCGGTTACTTCAATCGGGAATCTTGCATTTATTGGATGTACTGGATTTAATGGAAATTTAACAATACCAAATTCAGTTGTTTCCATTGGGAATTTAGCCTTTTATAATTGTTCTGAGTTAATTGGAAATTTAATAATACCTAGTTCAGTTACTTCAATTGGAGATTCAGCATTTTACAACTGTTATGGATTAACTGGTAATTTGACAATTCCGAATTCAATTACATTAATTAGAAATAATACATTTCAGAATTGTTCTGGATTAACTGGTAATTTGATAATACCGAGTTCAGTTACTTCGATTGGAGACGCAGCATTTTCAGGATGTATAGGGTTTATTGGTAATCTTACAATTCCAAATTCAGTTACTTCAATTGGAAATTCTGCTTTTTATACTTGTTCTGGATTAACTGGAAATTTGACAATTCCGAGTTCAGTTACTTCAATCGGAAATCTTGCATTTATTGGGTGTACTGGATTTAATGGAAATTTGACAATACCAAATTCAGTTATTTCCATTGGAGATTTAGCATTTTACAATTGTGTAGGGCTGATATTAATTAACAATATGAGATCAACTCCACAAATTATATTTTCAAATACATTTTATAATGTAAATAAAACAATACCACTTCACGTAGCAGTAGGATCACTAGCATCCTATCAAGCTGCACCATATTGGAATGAGTTTACTAATATTATTGCAGATTTATAAATTTAAAATACACACATTATGAAAAGTTTATTTCAATTATTACTGGATTGGTTATTTCGAAACTTAGTGAATTTTGCAAAATGGTCGCTGAGCATGGCCGGTGGTTTCCTGGTTATGATTAAGCCGACATTCCCATTTATACTTATTTGCGTTGTCTTTATTATTTTCGACTGTTGGTCGGCAAGGGATTTAGCAAAACGCATGAAGAAAGCTGGTCATAATACAAATGCTAAAGTAAAGAGTAATAAACTATTTAAGGCGTTTACCACTGGAGTATTAGCAATGGCTGCCATAGTACTTGCATTTGTGATTGAGAAATACATACTTACTATGTATTCAAATCTCTATCTAGCTAATTACACGGCATTGGTATTTTGCGGCATTCAGTTCTGGTCAATAACCGAAAATGCAAGTTCATGTAATGGTTCGAAATGGGCTGCAATTGCTCAAAAGTTCATGGTGGATAAAACTGAACGCCATTTAGATATTGATTTGTCGATATTAAAAGATAAGGAGGATACAAAATGAAAGAATTGCTACCTCTAGTTTGGAATGAAGCTGCAAGTTTCAAAATTGAATCACCAGCAGTAATGGCATTTCTATCGGCCGAAACAGGAGGAAAAGGCTTCGACGATGTAACAGGTAAAATTATTATTCAATTTGAACCTAGCTGGTACAGAAAGCGTGCACCTTATGCACCTTCCGGAGCATGGTCGCTTAATAAGGTTGAAGTTCAACGCAAAGAATGGTTGGCCTTTAATGACGCATTCAGCAAGAACAAAACGGCAGCCATGGAAGCCACAAGTATTGGCATTGGTCAAATACTAGGTTTGCACTGGAAACGCCTTGGTTATGAAAGTGTAAACGCCATGTGGGACGATGCAAAGAAAGGAATCGATCGCCAAATTTGGCAGATCTGCAAGTTTATCGACACCGATAAGGAGTTGAAAGCTGCTATTATTGCTCATAACTGGCATATTGTAGCAACGCTTTACAATGGAGCTAAATACAAAGAAATGGCTATAATTTGGAAGCGAGAACCGTATGATATTACTCTAGCAAATGCTTATTTAAAATTCAAATAGATCATGAAAAAAATACTAAAACCCTTTCTTGTCTCATTCTTCAGCATGTGGATAAGTGCAATGCTACTATTGTTTGTAATCGTTTTCTCGGGTTGCTCCAGCACTAAAAAAGTGGAGAAAGCCAAAGTAATCGAATCGGTTGCTTCCAGTGTGGATTCAAAAACCGATCAGTCGAAAACCGAAAGCCTAAAAGTTACGGACAAAACTGAAAAAATTACGGACAAATCGTTAATGCAAATAGAAAATGAAACTAATGCATTGGAAACGCGTATCACAGAATACGACACCGATAAGCCTATTGTTATTGGTACTTATAAACCACCGGTGAAATCTGAAACGATTACGACTAGTAAAAGATTGTCCCAAAAAGATACTGAATATTTGGACAATTCGAAAGAAAAAACAACTTCCGACGCGGCTTATACGTCACAATTGGAAGCAAGCATTAAGCTACTACAGTCAGAGAATGCAAAACTTGTCAGTGAGGTCAGTAATAAGGAAACAACTTCAGTAACCTGGTGGAGATGGTTCTTGGCCGGTATGTGTATACCGGTGGCTATTGGTTTACTTGTAAAATTTGGTGCTTTTTCGAAATTGTTTGTTTTTGTCCTGAAGATATTTAGGGTTAAGTCATAGTTTTTGTTTTTTTTACATAGTATAGATTTTTAAAAGAGGAAGAATGCCGGGCTTGTGAAAGTCGGGCATTCTGTTTTTTATGTCCTTTTAAAAAGGTGGTAATCTGACGAAATTTGTATCGTAAAATAATATTTATATGGAAAATAGTACGCCAAAAATAATGACAGTAGAGGAGTTCAATGACCGTATAAAGTCATGGACCGTAACAACCAGGTCGAAGATGGCCGGCAATGCTCCAAAGGCTTCCGGTGAATTGGCTTCTACTCTTTCAAATTCATATAAAAGGAATTTCGGACATATTTCTACTATCAATTTCAATTTTCTCCGTCGTGGGGTATTTCGTCATTATGGGGTTGGTCGTGGATATATTCGTCAAGGTAATTCTGTCATTCGTGGTAGTCATAACCCTAAATCAAAAATAGATCTAAGTACCGGATTTAAGCGGTCAGCGGATGATTGGTTTGATGTAGAAATCCGAACCGGTCTGGTACAAGTTGCTGATATAGTTCAGGAGTTTTATGGTGATATGGCCATGAATCAAATACTTGAGAAAATTGATAAATTTTTAATTCAAAAAACGAGCAAAAATGGCTGATAAAATAGCAAAACGTGGCGTCTCGATTTATATCGATGGTAAAGAGGTAGCTAACTCTGTGAAGGCAATATCCGGAGAAATGAAAAAGCTAACGAATGAACAGTCAAAAATGACCATGGGAGCTGATAACTATGTAGCTCATGCAAAGAAAATTGAATACCTGAAGTCATTACTCGTTGAACATAAAGATTATCAGAAACAAATTGCCAAGGAATATAGCAATATGGAGAAAGCTGCCGATAAGTATTCGAAAAATACTGAAGGCGGTTTTTCAAGACTAGCAAACGGGTTTAATAAGTACTTCGCCATTTTTACAGCCGGTCTTGCAGCTGTTACCGGATTGACGCTTGGACTTAAAAAGTTCATGGATATGCGGAATGAGCTTGAGCAAAGTTCCGCTAACCTGAAAGCCATTACCGGACTAGATGATAAATCGGTGGCTTGGATGCGTCAGTATGCCAAAGAACTTAGTACTACTACCACCGAGGCGGGCGTACGCATCACAGCTACTTCCAAAGAAATCATGGACGGTTTCACCGTTATCGGATCCAAGCGTCCGGAACTATTGAAAAACAAAGAGGCTATGGCCGATGTGACTAAACAAGCATTGACATTGGCGGCCACCGGAGTTCCAGTCGAAACGGCATTCGAAGTGGTCACTGCTTCTATGAATCAGTTCAACCTTACGGGTAAAGATGCTACTCGTATTATCAATTCCATTGCAGCCGGTTCATTGGAAGGATCTGCTGAAGCTGACAGCTTAGCCGGATCGCTTAAGAACGTTGGTACAGTAGCCAACGATAGTAATATGACCATGGAAGATACTGTGGCCATGCTTGAGGTACTAGCCAGCAAACAACTGGTAGGAGAGGAAGCCGGTACAAAACTTCGTGGTGCATTATTGAAATTGAAAGAAGCCGGAGTTGGTTATGCTTCAGGTCAGTTTAATGTGCGTGATGCCATTATTGAAGTCAATAAGCAAATGGATAAAAAAGCAAATGCGTTACAACGTGATGCACTTTTGCAAAAGATATTTGGAGCCGAAAATGTTACTGCAGGAACTATTCTTCTTCAAAATGTAGATGCTTATGATAAACTACGTGTTTCGGTAACCGGTACCGATGTAGCTATGCGTCAGGCAAGAATTCAGACATCAACCATTACGGCACAAATGGCCCAAGCACAGAACCGTTTCAATGAGTTGGGAATGGAACTGGTGAAGAATCTAAACCCTGCCATGCTAAAGGCTACTAATTTCGGAACTAACTTTATGAAATTGCTGATGCAATTACCTACGTTTTTGAAAGAAAACAAGGTTAGTATAGTTGCATTCGTAGCCGGATTAACAGCTTATCTCACTGTTGTAAATTTGTCAAACATGGCTACTAAGGCTAGATTAGCTTTAGCAGTAATTGAAAAGGTAGCTGATTATCTAAAAATTGTAGCTCTTCGTACTCGTATTGCATTGACCGGACAGGCTACAATTGCCGAACTTCGATTATTGGCTGCTCAAAATGAGCTCAATGCCTCTATGATGAAAAATATATGGGGATTGGTTGCAGCTGCTATTGCTATTGCTACTGTTTATTTGATTTCGTATTTGAATAAAGCTAATGAGCTTACTGAAGCGCAGAAAATAGCCAACGGTGTGATGGAAGATTACCGTAATAATTTTGCTGAAAACTCAAAAGCTGTCATGGAAGAAAAGGCTCAGTTGACCGGCTTAGTTACAGCAATTATAAATACTAATGATAATCAGGCCACTCGTAACCGATTAATTGACGAACTAAACGCTAAATATCCCGGCTTCATTTCCTTTATTGATAAAGAAAAAGTAACTAATGAATTGCTTGCACAGGCACTGGCCGATGTAAATGAGCAATATGACCTAAAGTTACGTTCTGTGGCGCTCAACTCAAAAAGTCAGGCTTACGAGCAAGCTTCGGTGAAAGCCATGCAACGTCAGATTGAAATTCAAAACGAATTGAATAAACTTCGATCACAACCACAGAATGACAATGAGGCAAAAATAAAAGCATTGGAAGATGAAGATCGCCAATTATCTGCTAATATAAAAAGCTACGAAAATGCTTCATCCACTTTTCGTGCGAATGCCGCCAAAAATGACGAAGAAGTAAAACGAATGAATACTTCAGGATATTATGATGGATTAATGAATGAGGCCAAAAAAATGATGAAACTGAAATCAGAACTAAGAGATAACTCTGAAAAAGGTTCATCGGAATGGAATTTTTACAATAAACAAGTAGCTGAAGCAAATGCTGCCTTTAAATATGCTCAATTGAAATATATTGAAACAAAGAAGTTGGAGAAAGCGAATAAGCCTACATCAGATACCCCTTCTACATCCGGAGGAACTTCATCGCCTGATAAAACTGCAGTACAAAAAAAGAAGATTGACCAGGCTATGCAGGAACTTGAAAATGATAACCTGAAAAAAATAGCTGCTATTAAACAACAGTATATTGATGGTGACATTAAAACCGAATACGATTATAATCAACAGTTATTGGATCAACAGGATAACTATGATAGTTTGCGTAAGAAAAAGCTTCAGGAGTTGTTGAAAGTAATTACGGATCCCGGTCTAAAATTGGATCTGAATAAACAAATTGCTGAAATTGATAAAAAGGCACTAGATAGACAGATTGAGCAAAATAACAAGATCAAGAAAATACTATTGGACGCTGATCCGATTAAATCGGAAAATCAATCATATTCTAATCGCCTTCGTGAATTAGGTCTTTTTGGTGTTGATAAAGAAAAAATGACGGCTGATCAGTTGGAAACGTTACGTATTTTAGAAGAGCAACACAATGAGGCAATGCGTAAGCTGTCAACAAAACAGGCTGTTGTAGAGTTGAAAAATCTTGATAAAGAGCAACAAGATGCTGAAAAAATGTTGGCAGATGAACGGTTGACCACTCAAATGAGTGAACAGATCTATAAAGATAAAATGATTTCCCTGGAGTTGAGTTTTATGAGGCGTAAGCTTGCAATACAAGGATTATCTGCAGATGAAATTGACAAAATTACTAAGCAGATCAATCAGAAGTTAATTGATAACTCAGAAACAACGTATCAATTAATATCATCATTCAAGGAAAAGTATGGTCTTGATGAACTTAGTAGATTTAAACTGCAGAAAGAAACTGAACTTAAAATTCTGCAAGAGTATGTAAATAAAGGGCTAGTATCTGAAAAGGATGCCACTAAGGTTCGCAGGATTTTAGCTGCAGAAGAATTCGAAGTAAATACAAAAAACTTCAAAGATACTGCAGGTGCTATCTCGGATATTTCAGGAGTGTTCTCAAATGCTCTGCAGGGATTCCAGTCGGCCGAAGAAAAATCGATAGAGACAAAGTATCAAAAACAAATTGATGCTGCACAAAAAGCCGGCAAAGATACTACTAAAATAGAGGCTCAAAAAAACAAAGAACTTGCCTCTATAAGGGCTAAAAATGCCGATGCTGAATTTGCGCTTCAGGTTGCACAGATAATTGCTACAACTGCAGTTGCTGCTATTAATTCATTTGCAGCTATGTCTAAAATTGGTGGTCCTATATTGGGTGGTATTGCTGCCGGTGCTGCAGTTGCATATGGTGCGTCTCAAATTGCCGTGGCTGAGTCAGCACGTGAAGCAGCAAAAGAAGGATACTACGATGGTGGTTACCACACACCGGAAGGCTATACTGGTGGAACTGATCCTCGAGAGGTTCGTGGTGTTTTCCCTGATGGACAGCCATATCACGGTGATGAGTTTATTGCTACTCATAAAACTACCCGTAACCGTGAGATTCGACCAGTACTTGATCTGATTGATAGTGCACAGAAATTGGGTACAGCTTCCAGTCTTACTAGGGCAGATATATCGAAAGCCTTACGATTATCTCCAGGATACTATGATGGCGGATATCGTAATTCTAATACGCCGTTATCACCAAAATATTCTGATGATCCAACTGCACAATATTTGTCAGATGTAGCTAATTCGCTTAACCGGTTGAATGATCACCTAGATAAAGGAATTAATGCAAAGGCTCCAATTTATTTACATGGGAGTGATGGCTTAGTTCAAAAAATTAAAGAGTATGAAACCCTTTTAAATAATTCAAAACCATGATTGAATTTTATATTGAAAACGAAGGATTATATAATGAGGTAATTTTACCGGATGATTTTTCGTTTACATGGATTGAAAACAATCCTGAAATAAATAATGAAGGTGATTTTACACTGGATATGACTGTATCATTAGAAGTGGCACAGAATAAAATAGCATTCGGGATGATCGATAGATTAGCAAATACTTCTATAACTATATCTGCAAATGCAAAAATAGTAGAGGATGGTGTAACTCGTTACGGAACTATGACTATTTCAAAGCCTACAGATTTAAATGTTTCGTTTCAATTTCTATCAGGTAATTCAGAACTGAATTACCTGGCTAAGAGTGAAGATAAAATCTACACTCTTAATTGGGGTGAGGAACTAGAAATTACCGTTGAACGGGCACTGGATTCGATTAATAACTGGCATTGGACGAATAAATTTGTATGTTGCCCGGTTAAGGCTGGTACTTCAATACTGAATGAATATAATTTAGACCTCACTGCAGTAACAGATGGGCTTATCGTTATGCAACCTTATCTATTGTATTATATAACAAAACTTCCTGAACTCCTTGGTTATACAATGGGTGATAATGTTTTGTTGGCCGATGAACGTGCACAACGAATGTATCTTGTAAATCCGGTTGATTCGTTGAAATATGCTGACTGTTTGCCTGATATGACAATCAGAGAATTTATAAAAGCAATTGAGGATTTTTTCAATGTAAGTTTTATTGTTTTAGGGCAAACAAAAACATTGTCTATTGTGCGGACGAAAACTGAAATGGCTACTAAAAAACGGGTCAAAATTACTCCTATAAATGGTTTTGAACGTGATCTGTCGGATGACTCTTCAGCGTTTAAATTTGGATATACAAAAATATCATACAATTTGCCAGGAAGTAATTACTTCAGTTATCACCGACTTGCAGATGATATTGTAGCTAAATGTACTATCGAAGAATTTTTTAATATTCGTCCGGAAGGATATACTACTGATAAATTAAACATTTTAAGAAATACGGCTGATAAAAGGGATTGGATAAATACTTCAGCTAAACACGAATTTCCAGGTTATCAATTAATGTTCCCAGGAACTGGTATAGTTTATTATTCATATAATGTGAATAGACTTGCCGACTATGGAACTTCGTCAAAAAATGTGCTTTCGCTAAATCTTACTCCTTCAGCTATATATAAAGGAACTCAAAAAGCTATTGATTATGCCGATAATAATTCTACATTCAATGTCCATTATACAATGCCTGAGAGTTCTAATAGTTATTTGCTTGTTGAAAATAAGACTATATTTGAGATGATTGAAGGTGATAAAGGTGATATTGTTCGTTCAAGTAATTTGGAAGTGTGTATGTATTCCGGAAGGTTTAAGATAGAAAAGTCATTTACTGGAAGTCATAGTGGTACATTAATCCGTAATTATGTGAATTATCCATGTTCAAATATTGATTTACCTCAGTGGGAGGATGGAGGTGTCTATTATGAAATTATTGATCCACTTCCGGCATTTAAAACAATGAGACTAGTAGGTGATGATGGTGTAGTAGCTGATTACCGTCCGGAAGTACTTATTGATCCCTCTCTGAAATATATATTTTACTTTGAAGATCGTCCGGATCGTAATGTAAATTGTATATTCTATGTTGAATCTGCTTACTATATGCCAATTTCAATTGAACATATAAAAACAAAAAAAAGTAGATCCTCATTACTAAAAGGAACATTCTACCGAATGCTTGAGTAAAACAGATCGCCGTACAAAAGTTCAATTGTACGGCGATTTATGATTATTTGAAGATGTCGAAACAATTAATGCTCCGTTCTTTTGATTTTTCTAGCACATGTGCATAAATGAGTGTCTCACGTATATCAGAATGACCTAGAATATCCCTGAGCGAATTTAGATCCTTTGTTTTGTCAAGATAGAAAGTTGCAAATGTATGTCGACCGGTCTTGTGTGTTACCGCCTTTTTTATTTCTACCTTATCCATTTTTACAATCTCTTTCAAAAATCGATTCATGGTTTGGTCTGCCGGAAGATTCTCGAATACTAATCCTTTTTTTCTATGTCCAACAATCTCACCGAGTAACTTCCGGAGCGATAAAGACATTGGTACCGTTATCGGTTCAGGTTTTGAGTTTCTTAGTTTTACTCTGTAATAGGTGAATGAAACATTGGTAAACTGTTCTATCTTCATTGCTTTAGCGTCACCAACATGCTGCGAGCTGAAGCACATGTATAAGAAGAATTGAAGTGTTTTATAGAACTTTAGTTCCAGTTCTCCGGCACGGTATAATTTCAATAGCTTTTGCAGCTCCGATTCCTCCAAATAGGTGTAATTTGCTTTTGTTCGTAAAATATGAAAGTCGTCAAACGGATTTTCATCCATATATCCAGCCTTACATGCTGCTTTCACATATTTACGAACTACCGATAAGTTCTTATAGGTTGTATTCTCATTATTCTTTATCTTCTTTCGAAGATGTGAATAGAAATCAGCCACAAAATCAAGCGTTATGTCGTCGAAATGCAAGTCGGGTGAGTAAGCCTTCAGTTTCTCTAATACAGTGGCATGAGTGGCAAGCGTAGCGCTTTCAACACGATTAGATACTGACTTACGCTTGTATTCATCACAAAAAGCGTAGAAATTATCAAAGTCATCCGGCCGGTTATACGACTTTTTAAAAGCTGCCCTGGTCAATACTTTATTCCGGAGGCGATACTTCACAATTACGTCGTTTACACGAGCCAGAATCTTCTCCAATATCAGATTCTTATCAGATGCTTGCTTATCTGCAGTACTTATTCGCATTTTATCCGGATTCCAGTGCTTAGCCAGACACTGAACTTTAGTCGAAAAATGTTCTTTTTCGCGATTTACATAGAAACTCACGTATATGAATCCGGTTGTTTTGTCTTTTCCTTCCGCTCTGTGGTATAATTTTATTGTAATCATAGGTCTGCTTTTGTATTGATTGGTCTACATTTAGGTCGAAAGTTCAATTATATGCCTTATAGAGTCGTATTCGTAATTAGTTGGTATATAGCCAAAACGCAAAAGCTCACAGTCTAAAAGACTGTGAGCTTTTTGGTAAATGAGGTTCGTGGCGGATTCGAACCGCCGTAATCGGTTTTGCAGACCGGTGCCTAGCCACTCGGCCAACGAACCTTGTTTTTGGGACTGCAAAGATAGTATAATTTT